GAGCGCTTGTGGCGCCCCCGTCGACGAGATCTTCTCGTTTTGGACTTTTGTCCTCCTATTGAGCACTAGAGTACCTCTTTGGGGTTTCAGTATGCCAGGGACAGCAAGACATCGTGACTCGGATTACCGACGTTTCCTTACAGGAACTTATTTTAACCTGTACGGTACGCCGCAAACGCGGACTGATTCTTGCTTTTCTGGACTGAAGAAGGACATCTGGGACGTCGTTGGCAATACGGCAGCGTATTTCAACTGGAAATACCAGCCTAATCCGCTGACCATTACCCACGTCGAAACAGATTATCCTACCCTTAGCGGTTCGTACATTCTCGGGGGAGTTGTCTATCGAAAGTTTGACAACTTCCCTATCGGGAACCGTCCGAACGCTGAGGATCCTGGTTTTCAGTTCCCTTTATCCGCTTTGGATAAATCGAATTATGCCTTCCGAATTATCGGAGGCACGACTCCGAACACGCCAAACGTAAGTTTGCCGACGTTCGTAGCTGAACTCAAGGATGTCCCAGAGTTGACTCATAGATGGGGGAAGTCACTTCTCAAGAGGATGGCGAAAGGCCATCTTTCTTGGAGGTGGGGTCTCAAACCTATGATCAACGAAGTTCGTGGTATGTTACATTTCGTCGACGCGGTTAACAACCGTGTCGCTGATTTGGAACGACTACGTTCTGGTGGTACTCTGCGAAAGCGGTGTAGCCTTGGCTCTGCCTCTTATCCAGGTGGCTCTCAGTTTGTAGTGATACATTCTGAAGGCGCCTTTATAAGGGCAAATAGGACCACAACCTACACTTCTAAAGTGTGGGGGTCTGCGCAGTGGAAACTGCACAGTACTGCGTCATTACCTCGTCGCTTCGACCCTCGCGTGCGAAAGCTCGCTTGGAGACTAGTGACTGGCGTAACGACGTATGAGGCCCTAGCCACTGCATGGGAGTTACTTCCATGGAGTTGGTTCTATGACTGGTTCTTCCACTTCGGCGAAATCATAGCCGGAGCGAATAACACAGTCCCTGTAACCTGGGCTAACCTATGCCTGATGCGTACTTTGAGTTCACACTCAACTTACGACATCGAGCGTACGGCACCCTCTGACACTTGGCCGACCGTCCATGGTCGCCTCGAGACGAGGATGATTCGTAAGGAACGACACCTTGTCGCTCCTGACGGACCGCCTGTAACAGTGCTCGGTCCCCTACTTCAGGGGAAAACCTGGTCGATCCTTGGGGCTTTGGCAATCCTAAGGACTCGTAATCGACTGCTTTAGTCGGTTTCAAGTTCCGGGTCGCTTATCGCCTTGAGGAAAAGTTCCATGTTCAGTAACACAATCGTATTGACCGTCAACAGTGTCGCGAAGACACTGGTGAAGATCAACCAGGACAGCTACGCTTCCGAGTATCTCTTGCGAGATACTTTGGATTCGTATCGACTCAAGATTCGACACACCGTGTCGAAGCGTGGGTCAGTTTCGGTCGATCGACACAACGTTGAGTTGGTGCATATCGTTTATGCAACAACCACCGCCGCGGAGATTAACCGGAAGGTATATCTTGTTTTCGAACAAGATACTGCCGATGTCATGGTCAACGAAATTGCTGCCTTAGCCGTTTGGCTTCAGGCTGCAACTAACGCTGCCTTGATATCCTTGGCTAACTGGGAGTCGTAGACTTCTAGTTCGCCAGACCAATGACCTTGTCGGTCATTGTGCTGCTTTGGTAGATTGTGTTCCTGGACGGACGTGCGACAATCCTCTAACTCTGAAAGGAGCTGAGCTTGTCTAAACGGCATGTCCGGGAACTGAGCAATGTATATGTTTGCATCTTCGCAGATGCTACATATGCATTCCCGACGCTGAAGGAGGAGTTTGAGAGAGATCTCATCCGTCTCCAGTCTATCGTTAAGCAGCGTGGTCTGCCAGTTTTTCTGGTTGACCTCCCTGCAGTTGGGAAACACCTTGATAGGTGTCTTGCCAACGGTGAGTACAAACTGTCTGGTCTACCTCTGACAAAGAGGTTTTCCAACAGGGTACCGATCCCGAAGTTTCTTCGGGGACTGTACCTACTCGTTTTTAACGAAGACGGCAGCTTGAAAAAGGACCTCAATCATGAAGCCATACTCTTTTTGCGTCAAATTTTGTTTGCCGCTAAAAAGATGGCAATTGATTGTGGGCCTGAGCGAACAGAGGACGAAGTCCTCGAATTCGTTCAGGTTGACGGGCTTCTTCCAATTCCCGACGGGTTTTGGAACCAGCCTACTGCGGATCTTACGGATGTGTCTACTACTTACTCCGGCTGGAGCAATAGTATACATTATCGCAGTAAGATTGCAGACATGGATTGCGTTGCAAAACGTAATTCCATGACGTCCTTCCTGTCTGTGCTAGACACTGTGTCTAACATAGTAGGCGCTAGTCTTGGCCTTTTTCATTTCCAAGACTATCGTTTCAGGCATGGCCCAGGCGCGATCTCGGAGTCTACCAGTATCGTCAACAAATATTCTTGGCGAAACTGGAGCGATAGACTCGAGAGTGTTTTCCCAATCGCTGATTGTGGCTTTCACAATTTTCCGAGTTGGGCGGCTTCTGTTTCCAACCGGTTGCTTGATGTCGTTGATCCAACTTTCATTGGATCTCTCGACCCATGCGCTCGGATGGTTGCAGTCCCGAAAACCTACACTAGGCCGCGGCTTATCGCCGCGGAACCTAGTGAGCATCAGTGGTGTCAACAGAATATTTGGCACTACTTTCGCACCAACACTGAGAAAACTTGGATTTCAGCCTTTGTCCGTTTTACGGATCAGAGCCTAAACCAAGATCTCTGCGTTGAAGGTTCACGGAGTGGCTCCTTAGCGACAGTCGACTTGTCGGCTGCTTCTGATCGAGTCACTTGCCATGCCGTAGGACAGATGTTCAGGGTTAACCCCCGGTTACTTCTTGCCCTACGGGCTACACGTACCCGTTATGTGCGTCAGAACCTGACGAAACGTTCGCCTGGACTGATTGAACTTCGAAAGTTCAGCACAATGGGTAGCGCCTGTACCTTTCCTGTGGAGAGCATTATCTTTCTGAGTATTGCGCTTGCTAGCATCCTCACTGTGAGGAGGCTACCTGTCAACCTCAGATCGATACGCTCTCTTTCAGGAGAGGTATCAGTCTTTGGTGACGACCTTGTCGTCCCCAATGACAGTCGGGAGCTCTTGTTCGACGCCTTGGAGTTGTTAGACTTCAAGGTCAACACCGACAAATCCTACTGGACCGGAAGGTTCAGGGAGTCTTGCGGTGTTGACGCCTTTGACGGTGTCGATGTGACACCCATCTTTTGGCGTTCGTTGCCCAAGAGCAACCCTGAGTCCATAGCCAGTACAGTCAGTGTGAGAAATAACTTTTATTCAAAATTCTTTCTCTCCACTGCCGCGTACCTGGCGTCGACCATACGGAAGGCTAATTTGCCTTCTATATCGATGGACTCAGGAGTCTGTGGTTTCAAATCCCGTGTTGGCCCAGTTGTAAATCGTCACCTGACGAGATACAACATGGATCTTCACAGGATGGAGACCCTCGTGCCACAGTTGTCAACTGTGGTAAAGAAGTCACCAATCACAGACGACTCAGCGCTGCTTCAGTATTTTACTGAAGACCCGTCTCCATTTACTAAATGGAAATCAGGGACAGCGATGAGACCTCGGCTAAAAATCAGGCCGAGGTGGGTACCTACTAGCGATCTTGCCGCTCAGCAAGGTAACTAGGAGGGGTGAAGGGACTCTTGCGACGTTCTTCTGTCGGTG